TCGTCGCCTTCAACCACGGGGTAAATCTCTTCCTTGGCCTCAGACTATTTAGTAAAAAGTCAAACTGCATCTTCTTATCAACATTTGGTAGTTGATTAATCTCATTCACCAACATAACGGTATCAGCAAATGGTGCAACGCACTTGTTGACAATGAACGGGGGATACTTTCGTTCCCACTCCTCATCATCACCATCCATCAGAGGTTCTTTGGTCTGATTGATAGCCTTGAGATATTCCTTTAACTCATACATTACGATTGCACTTGAATACGATTACACTCCTCAACTCATAACACTCACGGGTAACAGGCATTGCCATGTGTGACAGATGTGCGTCAAATATAACAAGACTATTACCAACATAAGGAATGAGTTCTCCATCGATAAGAGTGCCGCCACCCCACTCAGGTTTCCAATCCATTCGTGGATAGTAGATCATCGTGAAGTCGCCATCATCTTTGTGCATCACGGGTTCAACACCATGTGTGTGAGCATTCATATAGATACGTTCATAACCTGTAATATTAAAGTTCTTTTTAAATTCATACTTGAACATCGCAGCCGTCCAGATAGGCATCACCCACTCAAAATTATTTGCAATTATTTGTTCTCCACTTTTTCCACAAAGACGATGCCAATGTCGAGATTGATGGTTTGTGGATGATGGATAATCAAATTTCCACCGAACATTTTTCATTTCGGAAGCAATCAATTCTGCAACATGGTCCTCTACCACACCATCATATATTTTGATCATTTGAACTTTGCCCCACCCATAATCTCAGTGAGACAAGCCATCATATTGATTTCCAGATCAGCAACAAACGCTGCTTTAAACTGATATTCACCAAGTGCCACGACCACATGAGGAATGCTGCTAGGGTCAACATACTCATATAGGTTATCGTAAACAGCACGAAACAACTTATCAGAATCATTATCCAGACTATCGACAACCCATTTGCGAACATTGGTGAACTCCTTGTTTTTCATCATACCCATCAGGTCTTTGATGTTCTTATCACCAAGGTTAACCAGAATACCAGCGTCAATCTCACCAGCCACAGAATAGCGTTGTAGTTCATTCAGAACTTTACGCCAGTCTGGAAAGTAAGTATTTATAAGTTCTGCAACAACCTTCTCGTTGAACTTGATTTCATTCTCGTTGAGTATTTGAATAGACCGATTGAAGAATTGAGTTGCAAGTTTATTCTTCTCTGATTTAGGAATCACAAAGTCAATCACACTACAACGAGATTGCAGTGCAGGGATAATGCGGTTCTTGTAATTACAGGTTAGAATGAACCCACAGTTCTTGTGAAACTCTTCAATGAAACCACGAAGGGCTGGTTGCGTTGACTGTGGATTTAGATAGTCTGCCTCGTCAAGAATGAGATACTTCTTACCACCTTCAAGCGACACAGTGGACGCAAAGTTCTTTATCTTGGTTCTGAGAACGTCAATACCTGACTCCTCAGAACCGTTGATAAACATGTAGGTAGCACCAATCTGATCCAGCATGGCACGGGCGGCAGTAGTCTTACCAACGCCCGGACCACCTGATAAAATCAGATTGGGTAGTGTTTCCTTGTCAACAAAAGACTGCAAAGAGGTTTTTAGAGTCTTAGGGAGTACGCATGACTCTATGTCCCGTGGCCGATATTCTTCGACCCACAAAAATTGTTCCATAATATAAATTCCTCAAGTTAGCCATTGTACGAAGATTCGGGTTCCAGTGCAATCCAATACTGCACACCAAGTTTAGTGTTAGTAAAGTGACTAATCTTTTTAGAGGATACTTCAACATCATATGCGCCGGGCATAACTTTTAAGTTCTCAACTTTGAACCAGAATTTGTACTCTGCGGCGACATCACCAACATCCAGAGATGTTTCATATGCGTTTGCAGTGCTGTTCTTCTTGTCAGTAACCATCAACTTACCACCAGCAAGTGCCATATCGGGAACACCGATAACAGCAGCAGCCTTTGTGATTTCGTTGAGTGTATCACTCGACAGGTTGAAAGTCAATTCAGTCGAGGGCATCGAAATCTCTTTAGATGGAGTCGTCACCACGGATGGGTCAGAGAACCAATACTTGAGAGACTTCGATGTTCCCTCTTCTGTAATAATAACAAAGTCATTACCAAACTCTAAATCGGGTTTACCGAATAGAGAGAGTGCCGATAGGAACTCATTCAAGTCATAGATTGCAAAGTCACTAGGGAATTCCTCAGTGACATCTGCCTTGGCTACGATGTTCTTCATTGCCGACATAGTGGAAAGACTAGACCCCGACTTCACCATAAGATTAGCGTTAATCGTAGAGAAGTTTTTCAATACGGAGATAGTTTCATTAGATAGTTTCATTATATAATATTCCTCAAGTCTTTTCCAGATGGCACAGGCATATCAGTGTTTTTACACACCAATTCCCACAATTGTTCTACGCTGATTGCCGCAGTTTCACAGAATTCTCGGAGTGTTGCATTTTCATTCTCCAAATCTTCAATTCGTTCTTCAAGTTCGTTCATTTTTCACCTTCAATTTCATTAATGTATAGAGCAATAATACCATAGTGAATTACTTTTAGCAAGTCACTTCTGTTCTTTTTACCCCTTTTCAATACGTTTATATTTCGTTCTGTCATATCGATACCACTCGTTCTGTATATATTTTTACCCGTTCTTTCCAATTGTCTATTGGGTCTTCTTCTATGAAGTCCAGTAGTCGTTTATATTCCCCATCATCCAACGCAAAAATTTTGTCTACATACAGTACGAAATCTGGTAATTCTAAATCGTCCAGAATCATTAATATTCTTTGACTATCGCCACTAGTTCTTTTTGTATATGTATGAAACGCATCGCTGCCTAAATCTTCTATCTGCAATTGAATACATTTTGTGTTTGGTACAACCGCTCTAATTTTCTCTAGACCTTCAGCTGAGACGGTATGACCTACTCTATCTGACGTTTGAAAGGGTGCGACAGTATCAGCAAAATCCTTTGCGTAGATTTTGGATGCAAATTTAGATACAGTGTAGTTTTTATCACCATATTTCGTAAGTGAACTGTGAACAGATTTAAAGTCTAGAAAACTAATATTAGCAAGGTCATCCAGAAAATACAACCACTTTGGTTTCATTGCAACATATGGCCAAGAAATCTTATGTGAAACAGGACTAAACGGCCTGATTTGCATCTTCTGCCAATGTGGAAAATTATTGTGTTGGTTTATTAACCATTGAATGAAATCACCATACATATAAGATGCATAGGACACGATATAGTGTGTCTGGTAGTGTTTTATAGGTATCGTTGGTATGGTAAATTTAATTTCCCCGTTCCCGTTGATGAGATTTCTTTTACCATCCTTAATATTTGCAAAGTAGGAGCCTTCGTCCTCACCTTGTTCAATAATTTTTTTCTGAAGAGTTTTAATTTCTTCTGGTGAGCTGATTTCTATATTAGTTTCGGGTGGTATCGAATTCATTTATCACCTTGAAGTTCATTAATGTATAGAGCAATAATACCATAGTGAATCACTTTTAGCAAGTCACTTCTGTTCTTTCCGCCCTTCTTTCCATATCGTTGTGCGTATTTCATGATGTTACCGATACAGAAACCTTCACCATGTCCACCGTCAATGATGAACTCTGTAGCTTGAAACTTGTTCTTGCTATAGTGTTCATCATATGTCGAGTCGATGTACTTTTGAAGTTCAGCAAGTGCCTTACCTTCATTATATTTGTAATTAACTTTCGCCATCCTTAACCTTCATTTCATCAATAATATCTTCATAATATTTCGTAAGTGAACTGTGAGCAGCTCTAAAGTCTAGAAAACTAAACCATCCAGTTGCAATTGTTTTACGTTGGGTTGGTGATACTACACCTCTATGTGTGTGGGTGAAATCGGTTGGCCATATAGCAGTCAAACCCTTTTTAGGTTTTACCTGTCTACCTTGATACAACCATTGAGTTTCACCACCATCTTCGACATCATTGAGGTATGTCATAAAAACAAGAGCTCTCTGATGTGTTTGATGAGTAGCACGTTCACAATGCCAAGAGGGAAATCCTTCGCCGGGTTCATAATGTTGAATAAGCCAAGGTTCAGCAAACCCTAGTGGAAACGTAAAAGAATCATACTCTTTCCGATAATTATCAACACACAATCTAAGAAAATCTAGATACTTTAAAATACTAGGATCACT